TTCCGCAAGAGTACAGTAGTCGGTGACATCACCAACTCAGATTACTTTGGGGAGATTGCTGCCCAAGGTGATACGGTGAAGATCATCAAAGAACCTGAAATCTCAGTAAGCGCATATGCTCGTGGGACTCAGGTAAATGCACAAGATCTAGACGATGAGGATTTCTCTCTAGTTGTTGATAAAGCAAACTACTATGCTTTTAAAATTGACGATATTGAAGAAGCTCACTCACACGTCAACTTTATGGATCTTGCTACCAACCGTGCAGCATACCGTTTAGCTGATCAGCATGACCAAGAAGTTCTTGGCTATCTATCAGGTTTTAAACAGTCTGCTCTACATACTGATGCTGATACAGTAAATGACCAAGTAAATGGTTCAAAAGCTGTAGCAACAGCAGGTTCAGACGAGTTGTTATCTTCAATGAAACTTATCAAGTCTTCATTTGGTAACATCACAACGTCTTCTGCAGGAGATCACTCAATTCCTGTAGCAGCACGTCTACCAGGTGCAACAGCACTACCAACAGCAACTGTTTCTCCTGCGATGATTATATCACGCATGAAACGTTTGTTAGATCAACAACAAGTTGACTCACAAGGTAGATGGCTAGTCGTAGATCCAGTATTCATGGAAATCTTAGCAGACGAGGACTCAAGGTTCTTAAATGCTGATTACGGTGAATCAGGTGCTCTACGTAACGGTCTAGTGCTGAACAACATGCATGGCTTCAGAATGTATGTATCTTCTAACCTACCATCAGTAGGTACAGGTTCAGGTACAACAGGTTCTGCAAACCAGAATGCTAA